GCGAAATTAAAACCAAGTACAAAAGAATATATCAAAGTCAACAATAAGATGACAAATAAATTCTTTACAAAACATTACACAGTTGCAAGTACATCAACTGAAGAATTGAAAAAACTTTACAATTCAGATTCATATAAAAGAAAAAAAGAACTAATCAGAAAAGAATTAGTGAAACGAGGAGCATGGGAAAACTTAAAGAAAAAATAATTGAAAAGGGAAGTGGTTTAGTTGTTAAATCAAAAACAAAAAAACAATTAGAAAAAGTATTACCAAAACCTTTGGCCAAACAAATCTCAAAAAAAGTTGGTAAAGGAGTAGAATCAATCACATCTAAAGCGATTGATTTGTGGAATAAATTTAGTAAATAATCATTCACTTTCTTATATATAAATATATAAACCCTTAATATACTTCTTTAATTGGGGTTTTAATATATATTCAATTTTTTTTTATAATACACCCCATAGTTATTTGTGGATATCCCTTAGTTTTGCAAGATGGAAAAGTTATTCACATTTAATTAAAACAAAAGGAAAAACAATATGGAATTTTTGAAAAAAATAGGCTCTTGGGCTGACGAATTAACAAAGATTGGTATTAGCATAATCGCCTTAGGAGTAGTATTTGAAGTACTATTCAAAGGTGCAGACATCCCTTTCTGGCCAGAAGTATCAGTAGTTGATAACATTATGGCTATTCTAGGAAGTTTGAGTGCTGAAGGTCTGTTAGGACTTGTAGGTGCTTTTGTACTTTATCACATTATTAAAAAGTAAGAATTAGAAGTAATTCTTATAACGCGTTCAAGATTAAACCTCACCCTATAAGTGAGGTTTTTTCGTTTACTATATTTATATACAATTAATATGGCATAATCATGAGTACAGATTTTGAATTATTTCCTGGTAAGAACCTTAGTGGATTGTTTAAAGATATCTATGAGAATCAACAAAACAAGAAACAAAGAATTTCTGAGCTAATTGCTGAAATGAAAAAGGTAATTAGACATGCGGGGGATATGGCAGTAATTGGGCCAATCATAAAAGATTTAGTTGATACATCAGTTAAGAATGATGATTCACTAATCAAGATGGCAGCAATTGCACAAAGAATTATTGGAGCATCACAAAAAGCAGAAGGGGATAGTGGATTTCTTTCTGATGATGAAAAAGAACAATTATTAAAACAACTTGATGAGACCATTACACAAGTTGCAGATGAACAGGATATAAAAGTTGATGAACTTACCAATGAGGTAGAGGAACTCAAACAAAGGGTAGGTGTAGATGAGTAGGTTAGGAAGTTCAAGTAGATTTTCACGACAAGGTTCTAATATTGGATTAAAAAAACCTGAATTTGGAATTGTTTTAGATGTAGTTACTAATATAGATTCTGATTCTATATTTGATTTCGATTTTGATATTGAAAATAAAGATAAAATTGATACAAGAAATACATCAATAATTGGTTCTTGTAAAATAAAATTACTAACTGATGTAACATCTAATATACAGGACTTAACATTTACTCCTCCATTAGATTATTTAAATTTAGATTTACCCATAATCGGAGAAACTGTTGAAGTTTTAACCCTTGCATCTAATGAACAAGTATATAGGAGAGTTTCAAGTCCACAAATTAATATAGGAAATGCTATTGAAGATGTAAATAAAGTTTTATTTCCTGAAACCGAAGATAGTAATACTACTTCAGATTATAAAGAAACATCAGAAACAGGAACACCAAACTCCTCAGCTGAAGAAGCTTCTATTGAAAACGAATATTTTGAACAAACTAAAGTTAATCCCCTTCAGTTTTACGAAGGTGATAAACTAATTCAATCGAGATTCGGTCAATCAATTCGTTTTAGTGGTTATAATAATGTAGATAATGTTTTAGCTCCAACAATTATTATAAGAAATAGACAAGGAGATAAGTCATTAAAAGATTTAAAAATAGGAGAACCTACTTTTGAAGATATTGTTGATGATGGTTCAAGTATTGTATTATCAAGTGGAGAACACTTATTAGAATTTACTCCTGGTACTGTTGATACACCATTAGAAACAGAACCAATATATGCAGAAGAACCCGAACTAAAGGGAACAGACCAAGCCTTAATCAATAGTGGTAGAATTATATTATCATCAAAAGATTCTGAAATGTTATTTTACTCAAAAGGAAATTATTCATTTATATCAGATGGTAAACTTACAATAGATAATGGATTGGATGGAGCTGATATGGACTTCAATGGAGATGTATTAATTACTACAAATGATAACAATGTATCAATATTAGGAGGTACAGGAGAGATATACCTTAATACAGAAGAATCAGAACAACCTTTGGTAAGAGGACAGGTATTAGTTGAATTAATGGAAGAACTCATCGATACAATTAATGCACAAATATTTTCAACTCCAGCTGGACCAACCGCAATGGGCCCAAATAATCGTTCTGATTTTAATTCTATAAAATCAAAATTAAATGATTTTCTTTCCACACTTAATTATACGGAGTAAATATTATGTCTTGGGATAAGTTTAAAAACAATATGTTAAGATATATGCAAAGAGAAACTACTGTACAAGTATCTTCAACTAAACTTGGTGTACCAGCATGGAGACCAGACTTGCGATATTACAATGGTGATATTGTAAACGATGGTGGTACTGATTGGAAAGCTACAACTAAAACTCATATCTCTACACCAGATAATGATATAGAAACAGGTAAACCATCAGTTAATAGTACCACATGGAGAGCAGTTGCTGGACTTGTAATTGACCCTTTAAATCCAACTTCTCCAACATCTGACCAGATTACACGAGAAAATAAAACTGTAAAAATATCTAACGAAGTAGAATCGTATGATGATTTTGCAGAATTCCTAACACAACAATATAATCAAGTTGTTTCAACTGGTAAACAAACACTAAATGAAATACCAATTGATAAACCCAAAATAGATGATATGGAACTGCAGATTAAATTAGCTTGTAGAACGGCATTGGGTGTACAAGATGGTAATCATAATTTTATAGATGATATAGGTAATGGTGTATTGGCCTATTGGACAGGAGCGGAATTAATGACTCCAATCCCACCAATTCAAATACCAAAAGGAGCTGTACAAAATGTTGAATCAACAAAATCAATATGTACTAATCCTGGTGAATGGAAAAAGATAGGAGAAATATTTCCAATAGACAATAGTGAAGTTTTTATAGATAGATTAATTAGTAAACTAAAAATACATCTTACAACAATAGAAGGTATATATCAAACAACATCTCTTTACCCCGCTGGTATTACCGTAGTATCTTTGCCAGGTATAGTAGAATGGAAGGGTTGGACAATACCATAAAATTAAAGTACATATATTTATATTAAGATAAACACAATTGAAAATGAATAACAAACAATTAATAAAAGTAATAAAGACTCTTGTTGAGGTAGAAACTGCCAAACAACAAGAACGTTTTTTATCGAAAACTTTTCCAAAGATATTGGCAGAGGAAGTAAATAAAAGATTAGCAGAGGCGAAGGGAGGTGTAGTCAGCGTTCCCTCTCCGCAAGTAGTTGTAGAGGATGTGGTAGACCCATTTGAACAAGCAGAACTTGCACTTGAGGAACAAAGACAGGCACCAACAAAACAACTTTCAAGAAATCCAATATTGAATGAGGTTTTAAACCAAACACAGCCATTTACAAAAGCACAAAGAGCAGGTGGTGGAACACCAGGTGGAGGTAAATCAGTATTAGATAATCTACCACAACAACAACCAATCCAAGAGAGTATGGATAAAACTGTTGAGTTTACTTCTCAAGGAGCTGGAGCTGGAGTTGGAGGATTAAAAACTCAGATGGCTCATAAAATGGGATATGGTGATATTGCAACAAAACCAAATAAAACAGGACTTGGTGTACGAACAGGATTACCTGGTCTTGATAAAATATTAAATAGAGATAATTCAGAACTTGTAAAAAAGTTTAAAAGATAGGGAGTAAATAGTGGCTTATATTCTTGATAAAAAAGTAGTAAAGGATACCAAAGAGTTTAATAACTTTGCGTATGGTATTACTTTGCCTGTACAACGAGGTAATACAGGATATTTTTCTCAGGCATTTAATTCATTTGAACAAGCAAAAAGTAATTTAAAAAATTTACTTTTAACAAGAAAGGGAGAAAGAATATTTCAACCAAACTTTGGAACAGGATTACATGAATTATTATTTGAACAACTTACTGATGATTTATCAACTAAGTTAGAACAAACAATAACAAATAGTGTAAATTCTTGGTTACCATATATAAACATTGATTCTATTGATGTTAAGATGACTGATGAAATGAAAGATAAACATAGAGCAGAAATGAGTATAACTTTTACTATCGGTAGTCAATTTGAATCACAAGAAGTAACATTTACATTAGAGGGATAAAATAAATGGCATTAAATTCATCATTTAAAAGTAATAAGGGAAGAGATATAAAATATCTTAATAAGGATTTCTCAAGTTTTAGAGAAAACCTAATTGATTACGCAAAAACATATTTTCCACAAACTTATTCTGATTTTAATGAATCCTCACCTGGTATGATGTTTATTGAAATGGCATCTTATGTTGGTGATGTATTATCTTATTATGTAGATGATTCATTGAAAGAATCAATGATGTTATATGCAGAAGATAAGAAGAATGTATTAGCATTATCTGAATACTTGGGTTATAAACCAAAGGTAAGTTCTCCTGCAATAACTAACTTAGCAGTTTACCAAGTAGTTCCATCAACAGGAACAGGTGATGAAATTAAACCAGATTCAAAATATTACCTTAGAATAAAAGAAGGAATGTCTGTAAGAGCAAGTTCAACAGGAACTATTTTCAGAAGTACTGAAATTTTAGATTTTGCAGATGATACCGATAGAGAGATTAGTGTATATAATTCAAATGAAGGAGCACCTACTCAATATCTTATAAAAAAATATGTAAAGGCAATATCTGCAGAACTAAAACAAATAACATTTGATTTTGGTAATACACCTAAGCAGTTTTCTAAGATAGAATTAGGAAATGATAATATAATTGATATTTACGATGTAAGGGATTCTAATGGAAACAAGTGGTACAATGTACCTTATCTTGCACAAGAAATGGTTTATGTTGATTATCCAACATCAGATATAACTGATAAAGATTTATCACAATTTAAAGAACAGGCTTCAAACGTATTAAAAGTAATAAAAACATCTCGTAGATTTACTACAAAGGTAAATGAAAATAATTCTACATCTCTTGTTTTTGGTGGAGGAAACTCAACATCAGGTGATGAAACTCTAATACCAAATTTCAAAAACGTAGGATTGGGATTAAATAATTCAATTGATAGATTAGGAGATTCATTTGACCCTTCTAATTTCTTAAAAACAAAATCATATGGTCAAGCACCAGTTGGTGAATTTACAATATCTTACTTAGTAGGTGGTGGTGTTGAATCAAATGTTGGAGTTGGTGAATTAGTACAAATTGAAACAATTGATTTTGATGAAGATAGAAATTCATTTACACCAGAAGAAAGAGGGTTATATCGAACAACAGTAAATTCGGTAGCGGTTGATAATGAAGAATCTGCAACTGGTGGTAAAGGTGCAGATACGATAGAAGAAATTAGAGAAAATGCATTAGCAAACTTCGGTTCTCAAAATAGAGCAGTAACTAGAAAAGATTATCAAGTAAGAGCATTATCAATGCCATCTAAATATGGTGCGGTTGCAAAGGCATATTGTGCACCTGATGGAGAATTGGATAATAACTCACCAG